TCAAATGATGGTGGCGCGGAGTGCCCCGGCCCGATGAGTTATCACGACGCGACATCCGGCATCATCGCGATTGTCGACGCCACGTTCGCCCGCCACGTGTGGGACGCCGCGGCCGGGACTTGGCAGGAGCTCGATCAAGTGACCGGCAGCGTGCCGGACTTCACAAGAGACGACTCGTGGGTGCACATCACTCGGTCACAGCACGACGAGATCCCCCATGAGGATCCGCGATGGCCGACCTCATGTGCCGGCTGCGGATACGAATTCGCAGTCGAGGATCCATGGCAGGGCAATTACGACCTGATGTACCGACGCAACGACATCACGCCCGACATGCAGCATCCCGACCTGATGACGCTGCGACAAGCGCCCCCAGGCGCGATGTGGTGGGCCTGGTGGATCGGCAAGAGTCGGCGACCGCAGGTTGGCGCGCATCCCGTCGTGGTCAGGCTCCCGAACGGCACTGATTGGATGCCCGACGCCCAGGCGAGCAACTGCGGCAAGCGCAAGGACGGCGGTGATGGCACTGACCCGGACTACCGGAACCACCACTGCTGGATCCTGCACGGGACACCCCCCGATCTCACCGCCGACAAGAACGGCGTCACATGTACAGCGGGTGCCGGCTTGATTCTGAGCGGCAATGGCGCTGCTCAGTGGCACGGCTTTTTGAGGAACGGCTACCTCACGAACTGATCCCCGGTAGGAGGTCGCGCGGAATGCCCGACACCTTCGCGCCGACCTCGCCACAAGACGATCTCGAGGCCCTACTCGACACCGTGTGGCGCGAGGAGAAACGGGCCCGCCTCTATGACCGCATGGACGCAATGCTGCGAGCCGATGAGCTCGCGAAAGGGAAGCCGACCAGAGCGCGCAAGCGCCGGAGGGGTTCGAAATGAGCTACGGCATCAGCATCCCGAAGATGAGCGACGGCCAGGTCGTCGCGATAGCGGGCGCCGACTTTCCCGCATCTGCGGACGAGGCCATCGCTGGCGTTCTGCCGGCGTTCGATGGCAACCCCGCGTTGCGTGAGCGCGTCGAGGAGCAGCTGCGCGCATCCAAGTCCATATGTGAATCCCTGATCGACTCAGGGAAGCTCGGGGTCGGACCGTTCAAGGCAACCGTCAGCGGTCATGCCGAGCTCGAGGGCGGCACGGAGTGGGTCACCATCAACCTGACCGCAGAGAACCCGCGCGAGATTCCGCGAGATTGACCTGGTCCGGAGACCGCATCGACCTCGACGGGCTGCGCCCTGGTTGGGGCTCGATCTGGCAAGGCGGGATGCTCGACGACGAAGGCCTCAAGGCGGTCGAGGCCGCCACAGAGAAGGGCCTCGTCATCGTCGCGATGAACGTCGAGGCGCGGGCCTGGGACTACGAGCGCCTCGTCGACCATCGCGCGAAGGTGCTCGCCTACGTATATGTGGGCATCGAGGACTCGCCTGAGGGCTGCCTGCCCGACGATCAGTTAATCGTGCTCGTAGGCACGCTGCTCACAGTGCTGCGGCGGGGCTATCACGTGGTCGATCTGTGCGCTGCGGGCATCAGCCGAAGCGGGCTGCTTGACACATGCCTGCACATGGCCGCGCTCGACGTTGACTGGGACACCGCTCTCACAGCCGTCCGGATCCATCGGCCCCAAACGAACCCGAATACCGGTTTCGTCGAGCAGGGCAAGCGTCTCGAGGCGCAGGTCCGCGCACTCGGTCGCGCCGCGTGATGGCGAACAGGCGCGACCTCGAAAACGCAGCGCGCAACTGGGCGCGACTGCCCCAGCTGCCGCGCAATGCGCGCAAGCGAAGCCGGCCAACGAAGAACCTGATGACGCCGGCCACCAGGGCGATCTCCGACAAGTACGCCTTCCCGCCTGCCACTGCCGGCCGGCAGACGCAGCCGATGAACTACAACCCGTTCGGGCTGAGCGGGTGGTACTTCATCCCCAAGCGCCAGTACCAGGAGATCGACGTCGAAGAGCTCGACGTCACGCAGTTCACTGCCGACCAGCTCCTCGCCATCCTCCCCGACCTCAACCCAGACTTCTCGGTCGCAGTGTGGTCGTACCTGCGGACGTGCGGGACGGATCTGAAGTTCACCGCTGTCACGCCGAACGGCAAGGAGTTCCCGCAGGGACAGAAGCACCTCGACGACCTCATCCTCGGCACCAACCCGCAGTTCGGAGGCATCGAGGCGCTCATTCGCCAGCTACTGCTGAGCGCATACCTCCAGGGCGCGGTGTGCGCCGAGGCCGCGCCGACCAAGAACCTGAAAGATCTCGACGACATCTATGCCGTCAACCCGGACTCGATCTGGTTCCAGCGCGACGAGGAGCAAAAGCTCGTGCCCTTCCAGCGGCAGGCGATCTGGGGCAACCTCGCAGCTGCGTACCCGTACCGGATGATGAACGAGGAGACCTTCTTCTACAACCCGGTCGACCCGTTCATTGACGACCCATATGGCCGGGCGCCGGCTGCCGCCGCGCTGCAAATCGTGTTCGGTCTCGTCTCAATTCTTCGCGACCTCCAGCGCGTGATGCACCAGATGGGCTTCCCTCGCGTCGACCTGACCATGGTGTACGAACTGCTCGAGCCGACCATGCCGGCCGAGGTCCTCGAGGACGAAGGCGCGAAGTACGCGTGGATGACCGCGCGCATGCAGGAGCTCGTTGCGGCCTACAACTCGATGGCCCCCGAAGATGCCTTCATCCACTGGGACTTCGTCAGCGCCGACCACCACAAGGAAATGGGTCAGGGTGGCAGAGGCAGCGGCGGACGCGCGCTCGAGCCTGAGAAGATCGTCGCGATTTTTCGCGACCAGCTCATCGTCGCTCTCAAGACGCTGCCCATCTTTCACGGTGGCGGACAGGGAAAGGGTGAGACCGAGACCTACGGAACGGTCGAGTACGAGATCTACGGCGCCTCATGCGTGACCCTGCGCGAGATAGTCGCCGAGGTGCTGGTACGAGCCCTCACCGTCGCGCTGCAATTCCGTGGCGTGCAGTGCCAGGTACAGCACGAGTGGGCCCCCATCCGGACCACGCAGCGCCTGCAGGATGCAATGGCTGAAGCGCAGGAGGTCGAGAACGCTACAAACAAGCGCGACCAGGGCTGGATCTCCCAGGACGACGCGTCCAACGAGGTGACCGGGTCCGATGCAGTCGGGCCCGCGCCATCACCCTCGCCGGCGCCGCTCGCGCCGCCCAAGGGAATGCCTCAGCCGATGCCACCCGGCACTCCACCTGCTCCGGGTGGAAAAGCTGCAGCTGGTGAGCCCGCGCGGTGGGCCGAAACGATCGTGCGCTCCGGCCCAGGCATGGGTCTCGTGTATGCGCACATCGCCGCGCAGCGCGAGGTCGAGCGGATGCTCGAGCGCTACCGCTGACGTGGCAAAGACGGTCCAAACGGGTGGGCACCACAACCGCCACGGTGGCCATCACGCGAGGGTCCGGACCGCGAAGCACGCGGCACGCGCCGCCAAATCAGCCTCCCGCGCAAAGAAGAAGTGACCGCCTCGCTGTAGGGCTACAGGAGCTCCTGCTCCGCGAGGGGCACGAGCTGGAGCGTCGCCTCGGCGCCCGCTTTTGGCGAAGCCCGGTAAAGGGTGACCTGGTCGAAGCTCTTGGCAAACTGCCGCCGCCGGCGGGCGAGCTGACCGCCTTCGCGCGCGTCGTCACCCTCGAGGGCCTGTGGGCCTGCATCAAGGAGGACCCGCAACCCGCCACCCTGCGGCGCTACTTCGCCTGGGCGGCACAGGAGCGGGCCCGCGCACTAGCTGTAGCCGCGATGCGAGCCTCGGGCGACGTTGGCCGCACGCACTCGGAGACACCGCCCGGAAACCTGCTGCGACTGCCCGGCGGCGTCACCATCTGGCGCGCATACGTCGCCGCGGTTCGCCTCGAGTTTCGCCGGCAACAGGCAGCCTTCGACATGTGGGCCCGGGCAACAGGTCTACTCACCCACGTCGACCATGGAGTCACCAACCACGACGAGCTGGCCGGCTGGAATCCCCACTTCGACGCCAAAGGGCTGCTCCCGCATCAGCGCGATGCCTATCGGGCAGCTGGACAGCATGCGCTCGACATCCTGCGAGCGGAGGATTTCCGTAGGAAAGCCAGGCGCGACGGTGGGCTCGTGGTCGGTGGCGACTTCTCCATCGACGATCCGAAGCTTCAAGAGCGCGTCGACGCGCTACTCCTCGATCGGATCGTCGGCATCGACGAGACAACGTCCGAGATTCTGCGTGCAATCCTCGCCAGCGACGGAACGATCGTCGAGAAAGCAGAGGCGATCGACGAGACCTGGGACGAAGCGAGCACGGTGCGTGGCATCACGATCGCGTCGACGGAGATGGCGCGCGCGTCAGCTGCTGCCGAACTCGATACGTATCGCGAGAACGACGTCGCACAGGTCGAGGTTGACGGTGGATACAGCGGGGACATTTGCGACGAGTACGTCGGTGAACGCTTTGATGTGGACTCGGACGAGGCTGTGAGCCTCATACCCATCCACCCTCGCTGCACACACTACTGGTCCCCAGTAATTCCCGACGACTGGCACCTGCCGACCACGCCATGGGCCGGCGGAGATTTGGAGGAACCAGCTTGAAGCAGGAGCAGGAATACACCCGCGACCTTGTTCGCATGGCCGCGGGTAAGACCGACGTCACCGACGACAACGGCACCCTTCTGTTCACGAACCCGGGGCAGGCCGTGCAGGACATCTCGCAGTTCAATGCCGAGACCACGGCGCTGCTCGGGTCGAGCGCCACGTTCACCGGCTCGATGCGCGACACGACCAACTACAACTGGGCCGGCGCGAAGTCGAACGTGTCGGGCGGCCAGGCGGGCACCCTGCTCATGGACGAATCGAGCGCGGCCTCGGGCGCGAACATCTACCAGGTCGCGACCCAGGCGGCGGCCGCCGAGCCAGCGACGCATGGCTCGCCGGGCACCGTCGCCGCCACGAGTTTCGGCGCGCGCATCGTGCCGACCAAGTCGCTGCTGCGGTTCATCCGCTTCGTGTACGTCAACGGGGCGGCGGCGCAGACGGGCACATTCGAGATCCAGTCGGCGATGTCGCCGCTCAACTAAGGAGGAGGAATGGCAGTCAAGCGCCTAGACCTCGCGCACACCTCGTGCGGCATCTGCGGCGAGGGGTGGCAGACCCCGGAGCCGCCGGACATGCCCGAGGGCTACCTCGAGGCGGTCGAGTACCTCGGTCTGCTCGCGAACCACGAGGTTGGCCTTGACCCGGACAAGGTCGCGGCGTCCCAACGCGTCCTCGACGAGCGGGAGGCTCAGGCCGCCGCCTACAGGCTCGACGATGCGGCGTTCAAGGTCACTCACGACCACGCGGAGAAGTTCCACACCCTTGATGAGCACCTCGAGCACGCCCACGCCCACCGCATCCCGCTCACCTGCGAGAAGTGCAGCCATCAGGAGCAGGCGACCGCGAAGGGCCTGGCCGCGCTCAAGACGCACAAGTGCTACCCCGGCAAGAAGCAGCCGGCGTACTCGGCCGAATGACCACCAAGGAGGCGACCATGACCCGCGAGGAGGCCCTGTCGAAGCTCGCCGAGGTCGGCAAGGCGATGCGCAAGCGGTTCGAGGACGAGCACGGCACGCACGAACCACGCCTGCAGCAACTCGACGCCACGCTCGCCCACGCCCGCGACCTCGTCGGCCACCTGCATGACGAGGAGGAGCGCGAGGTCGACTTGGCGAGGCGCCTGCTCGACCAGGAGCCGGTGCACAACAGCCACCCGGTGCGGCCCCCCACCGACCGGCCGAAGGGCTGGGCCGCGACCGTCGCGGCGAGGGGGGCGAAGTGAGCAGGTTCACCACCGTCGTCGAGTCGCAACTCGCGCAGCCCGCCGGCCTGCCGTCCGGCGTCACGTTCAACGGCTATTGGGCCGCCATCGTCGCCGGGGCGTCGGCCAACCTCAAGTGCCGCCGCATCAAGATCGGCGTTCGCGCCGGCACCGGGCCCCCGACCTCGCAGCAGGTGACCATCGCCCTCTACCGGCAGACGGTGCGACCCACCGGCACCGGGTTCTCGACCCTGGTCCCGCAGGCGCTCGACCCGCGCTCGATGCCGAGCCAGATCACCGGCATCGACGTGACCACGGCGGCGGCGGCGGGCACGGCGGGCCCGACCCTGGCCGCGCAGAAGCTCGACGAGTGGACCTTCAACACGCAGCAGGGCCTCGACCTGCCGTGGGAGCTCATCGAGGAGCTCATCGGCGACCAGGCCGCGGCCAACGGCATCGCGTTCGTCAACATCGGCAACGCGCTGCCGGCCGGCCACCTGTTCACCCTCAGCGTCACCGACGAGGAGTAGCGGCGGCTGATGGCCGTCGAGCGCAACGTACCCATAGCGCCGGTCTCGACCGGCGCGCCGGGCCTCGCCCGCACCCTTGAGGTCACTCTCATGCAGGGCGACGGCAGCCTGGCCACGGTCGAGATGCAGGTGGTCAGCATCGGCGACAAGGAGGGCCGCGTCGTGCGGGCCGACGAGCTCGACTTGCGTGACTTGCAGGTCCAGATGCTCCGGCAGCTCGAGCGGGTCGCGGTCGCGGTGGAATCGCTATCACGTGGCGAGGCTGTCGCCACTCTTGAGGAGGAACCAAGATGGCCGGCGCAGCAGTAGACATCAGGGCCTTCGTCGCCCGCCTCATACCTGGCTTCACGACGGACGACTTCGAGAACACCAAGGCCGTGCGCTCCGGTCGCTACCGCGAGCTCTACGTCATGCCGATGGTCCGCAAGACCCACGCGCTCGCCGACGAGGGCTCGTACTTCGTCGTGAACAACGGCGCCGGCGTCAACGGCCTCGCCACCGCCGCCGCGCAGGCGGCGTTCAGCGACACCGCCTCGGCCTTCCTGTACGGCGAGAACCACGACAAGAACAAGTCGGCCTACCTCGACTGGCTCAACCTGATCGTGACGGCGGCCGGCACCGCAGGCACCGCGATCTTCCTCGCCGCCACGGTCGACAACACATGGCGTTCACCCGCCGCGACCGGGACCGAGCTCACGGCCAACATCGCGAACCCCAACGGCAACGTCGCGCGGCAGAACTCGATCATGCGGTGGTGGTCGGGCGGCGCGACCCCGCTCGTGCTCGCCGGCTCGTCCAAGGACTCGCGCACCGTCGTGGCCGCGCGGCTCCTCAAGGGCGCCATCGGCATCGCCAACGACACGTTCCTCGTCAACTTCGGCGGGGTCGAGGCCAACGACGAGAACACGACCTCGACGGTGGCCGTCAGGACCGTCCAGGTGCCGCCCGCCATCGTCGCCCCTGGCGGCTCGGTCGCCATTCACATTTGGCTGCCGACGCAGTCCGCCGCGAGCTCGTATGCGCCCGAGGTGGGCTGGTGGGAGCGGTAGCGGCCTGACCCTGCTCCTGGGCCCGCTGGCCCCGGACCCGACGCCCATGCCTGCGACGCAGTCTTCGAGGGCCCTGCGCCGCATGTCGCGCCCTCGAAAGGCGGGCCCCGTGCTCGCCGTGGCCGTGCTCGAGCAGGCGCCCACACCGGCAAGGACCCGCACGAGGGGCACGCAGGCGGCCCGGTCGCGCCGGCAGGTGGCCGTCTTGCCGGAACAGGCCACCGCCCCGGTGATCGCGGTACGCAGGCGGTTCGCGGCAGCGGCGCGCCGGGTGCGCCCTGGATTCGTGGTGGCCTTGTTCCCGCCGCCGATGATGCCCATGTTCACCCGGGCCCGGCGGATCGCCACGCAGCTGGTCCGCCGGCGGGCTGGCTCCGTGCCCGTGGCGGAGGCCGTCCCCGCCGCGCCCGCACGGCGGCGCCTCGGTGCCCTCGTGCGGCGCTTCAGGCAGGCGTTCGTGCCAACGCCGCCACCGGCCGTAGTCGTTCCGCCACCACCCTTCCCGCAGCGGCGGCGCACACAGGCGGCCGCAGCGCGCCGGCGAGCTGCATGGCTCGTGTTCGCGCCACAACTCCCGCCCGCGCTCGAGTACCTGCTCATGGTCGTCGCCCATGCGCCCGTGCTGATGGCCTTCGCCCGGGTTCGCCTCGTCACGGTCGCCCGCCAAGCGACGAGCGTCACCCGGCGCGTGGCCCAGGCGGTCAACCGCGCCACCCAACTGAGAAGGAGAAGGCCCTGACATGGCGCTCGACCGCTACGCCATCGGCGACACGCCCACCTTCGAGGTCGACGTGTTCGCGGCCGACCAGCTAACCCCAGTCACCCCGACGGGCCCGGTGACGCTGTCGCTCACCAACTTGCGCACGCAGGCAGCCATCTCGACCGTCAGCGCGGTGGTGACCATCACGGGCAACCGCGTCGCCGTCACCCTGCCGGCGGCCGCCACCAAGGGCCAATTCCGCGCCGCCGCCCAGGTCACCGTGGATGCCACGCCCACCGTGCGCTCGGCGACCTACGACTACGAGGTCGTCGCCACCTCGGAGGCGACCTGATGGCCGGCCCGGCGCCGGGGCTCAGCGTCTACCCGGGCAGCCTCGACCTTCTGAGCACGCTGACGAACCTCGCGCGAGAGGATCGGATTCGCGACGCCGTTCAGTTGCTCGAGGCGTACTCGTTCCCCTCGTACAACGCAAGGACTTACGGGGGCGCGAAGGGCGACGGCACCGACGCCACCACCGCGATCCAGGCCGCCCTGACCGACGGGGCCGGCGGCCACGTCGTGATTCCGCCGGGTAGTTACGGCGTGTCGGGCACGCTGAACGTTCCCGCGGACACGACGGTCACCCTTCAGGGCGCGACCATCACGGCCCTGGCGAGCCTCGCCAACGGCATCTTCATGCCGAACGGGGAGGGCATCACCTTTCAGGGCCGCTACACCTACAACGGCAACGCCAAGGCGACCGACTTCATTCATGGCTCGCCGGGCGCGCACTACCTGCGCCACACGGCCTACGGCACCGTCAGCGGCATCCCGACCCCGAATTACTGGATCAACCTCACAGGCTGCAACCACCCGACGGTCGCCGGGAAACTCAAAACCATCGACTCGCCTGCGGTCAGGATCGACCGCTCAAGCCACGTCGAGGTCATCGGGCTGCGGCCGGGGCCCTACAGCCTGACGCTCGGGAACAACCCGGTGATAGCCGTCGAGGACTTCATCGCCAACGGCGGGGTCGACTTCGTCGAGGACGTGCTGATCCTCGGCTGCCATGTCGATGGCGGGAGTCAGCTTGCCGGTTACGCGGGAATCGTGGTAGGCCAGGCTTTCGGCGGCGGCACCCACCTCGAGAACGCCAGGGTCATCGGCTGCTCGGTCAAGAACACGACGGGCGGCTCGGACGGCATCGACTTCGTGCAGGTGGACAACGGCGCGATAGTCGCCTGCCACGTGATAGGGACGAACAACGGCATAGACGTCGCCGGTTGCAACTTTATTGGCGTGAGCGCCTCGACCGCCAAGAATTGCCGGTCGGCGGGCTTCCAGTGTGGCGACATCACCGTCGCCTTCCAGACCAACGTCGTCACCTACACGGACTGCATCGCCATCGCCTGCGGCATCGGCGGACAGGTGGACTTCACTGCGGCCGGGTTCGTCATCCTGGCCCCGGCTGCCACGTCGACGAACCTCGTCACGCTGGCGAACTGCATCGGCTACAACGCGGGCAACGCGGCCATGAAGTACGGCGTCGGCCTGGGAAAGGGGGCTGGCGGGACCATGAGCACGATCAGCGTCACCGGCGGTTTCATGCTCGGCTCGACCCTCGGCTTCCTCGACTCGTCGGGCCTGAACGTGGTCGCGTTCCGTCAAGTCGGCGGCATCAACCCCCAGGCGGGGGCGGCCGTCGTCGGGGCCTTCCCATGGACGAACACCAACCCGTATGACGTGCTTCTGACTTTCGTCGCCAACGCGGCGGGCTCCACGCCGACCGTGTCGGGAAAGGCCATGAGCGCCGTGCCCGCCAACCAGGTCGGGACGGTGATCGTGCCGGCTGGCGCGGCCATCAGTTTCAACAACGCCCCGGCGAGCGCGGCGGGGTATGGGCTCTGAATGGCGGGCACCACCGACTTCGGGCAGATCCTCAACTCGCCGGACGACCTCGGCGGCATCCGCGAAATGCTTGGGTTCGAACCCAGCGAGCTCGGCGACGACGTGTTGCTGCACCCGTGGGTGCTCGGCGCCGGCGAGCGGTTCGTAATGAAGCAACTCCCCGCTTGGGCGCTCATCATGCAGCTCACGCAGCCAGCTGCACCGGTGCTTGCTGCAACCACCGTCTCGCCACCGACCTCGCTGCTTGCAGCGACCTATTACGTCATTCTCGTTGCGCGCGCGGCCGGCATACCATCACCTCCCGGCGTTGAGGCATCGCAAGTGATCACCGTCGGTCAACGCCTCGACATCACCATCCCGACCTCGCCCGGCATCCAGTCGTACGACGTGTATGTCGGCACAGCAGCCACTCAGGAGTTCCTGCAGCAGGCGGGGCTGACGCCCGGCGGGCTCTACAGCCTGCTTGCATTCTCGCTCGCAGGCCCGGCGATCGGCGCCATCGGCGCGGTCGGCCCCGAGGACGTGACCGAGCAGGGCGATCTGGCCAACCTCAAGTCCGCGACGCAGGCAGCGTGCGCAGCTCACCTTTGTAAACGGATGCAGCGCAAGGTGCCGCGCGAATTTCGTTCGTACTCCTTCAGCGAGACCATCGATGTCGACTGGCGTCACGAGGAATCAGCGATGTTCGAGGACGCTGCTTACTACCTCGGCCTCGTCACCGGCTACATAGCCGGCCTCGCACCCCCGCCTGCGGCGATGATCGCCCATCCGAAGCCGAAGGCGAACGACCCGTCGTACATCTCCGGCACCGACCCAAACGCCATCCCTGGCGCTTTCGGGACCTACACACAGAACCCCCGATAGGAGGCCAAATGTCTGACGCCGTCGACATCGCCTACCAGATGCAGAGAGCTCTCAAGCCTCTCGGGGAACCGGACGACGATGACCTCCAGATTATCAACTCGCGCGCTCTGAAGCCTCTTACGAAGAACGATGTCTTCGTAGTACAGACCGAAACGAGCAACTCGCTGCGCGATTCGTACTTCACGACCATGGATCCGGAGACCACCCTCCCCAACTTCGTCGATGACTTCAAGGAAGGTCGGTCTCTGATGAATTCCCACCGAACGGAAGAGCTTCCCCTCGGTACGAGCTTCGATGCGGCCCTTGAGCAGCGAGGGCGCGAGGGCGACCCCAACGACCCCGCCCGTACTGCCGCGGTGGTGAAGAGTTACATCCTTCGCGGCATCAACATCAACGGCGTCCCCACGGACGACCTGGTGCGCGCGATTGAGGCCGGCGTGGTTCGCGACGTCAGCGTCCACTTCGACGATGAAGCGGAGTACCGCTGCACTATCTGCGGTGGCGACATGTACGAGCGCGAAAGCTCGTGCATCCATATGCCCGGGCTGACCTACGGTGGGAAGCGCGCAGAGGCGCTGATTGTCGACGGTCACGCTCTCGAGCATTCCCTTTGTTTTGATGGCGCCACCCCACGCGCCATGATCGACAAGGCGCAGCGTATGGCAGCAGCGGGGCAACTCGATGCCAAGCAGGTCGCCCGACTCGAGCGTCTGTATCGCACTCGAATCCGCAGCGTGGCTCCGTCGGCTGGTGGTCCTCCTGAGCCGGGCGGCGATCGCACTCCCACGGCTTATGAGGACCGGCAGAAGGCGATCCAGAACGCCGTGCAGAAGTTGTACCCGGGTGATGACGAGTGGGCATACCTCGACCGCACCACTGACGCGGATGTTGCTTGGACCGTCACCGGCGGATCGAAGGCTGGCAGTTACCAGGCCACCTATTCGATCGATGACGGCGGCAAGGTCACCCTCGGCGAGCCGACTCCCGTGACCATCACCACAACCGTTACTCCCATCAACCGCGCGAAGGAGAGCAAGCGCATGGAGCATCCACACAAGCACAGCGAGTTCGAGCACGACCACGAGGACTCGCCACCCGAGCATGACCACGCTGACACGCCGGCCGACAGATGGGTCGAGCTGCTGCCAGCCCACGCGCGCCAGTCGGTCGAATTTCTCGGCCGCGAAGAAGTCGAGCGTCGAGTGGCGATTGCTGCGCGAGGGCGTTTCTCCCTGTTCGTGAGTGGCAAGACCTGGGAGAAAGCGAGCGCGCTCGAACGAGCGACCTGGTCGACCGCGATGATGAACGACCTTCCCGACTCAGCTTTTGCCTACATCGAGCCTGGAGGCAAGAAGGACGAGGAAGGCAAGACCACGCCGCGGTCGCTCCGCCACTTCCCTCATCACGATGACGCGGACAAGTTGGACGAGGCACACGTGCGCAACGCCCTCGCGCGGATCCCGCAGTCAGACGTGAGCGACGCCGCCAAGTCGAGCGCACTCAGCCACGTCAAGGCTCATGCCAAGACCCTCGGCATAGAGGTCGACGACGAGGGAAGGGTGAAATCCAACAAGGGAGGCAACATGACGCCACTCGACCCAGAGACCTTCGCCAACCTCGCCGGCGTGAGGATGCCCGTCGCCGAGCGCGAGCGCATCGTCGATGCGCTGATCAGCGCCAATCCGGACGACGTGACGCCCGACCTCGTGAACCGCGTCGCGGCGTCGATGGTCAAGCGCGCGGGCCCTGCGATGGCTCCGGACATGGCATCCCAGATGCAGGGGATCCTCGACCAGATGGCCGACGCGCACGATGCTCACGCCGAGGCGCTCAAGGCGCTCAAGACTTTGGTCGGCATTGGCGCTGAGGGCGGCATGCAGTACGGGCTGCCGGACAACATGGCGTCGCAGGAGGACCTCGAGCCGGGACAAGCCGCTGGGCTCAAGACGCTCGACTATGGGTCGGGCGCAACGCCAAACGGAAGCGGCAACGGCACCATGCCGCCCAACGGCAGCATCGGTGGCGGACGATCGCGCTCAATCGCCATCGGCAACGCGGGCGCCAACCTCGATGCCAAGGTCAAGTCGGCTCTGGGCACCATCAACGGCATCATCTCGGACCTTCTTGCGACCGACGCGCAAGAGGACGAGCAGGACGTTGAGCAGCAGTCGGCCGAGGACGCCATCCCGATTACGTCGAGCGCCATCGGGCCGGGGCCTGCAGGCTCGGCCCACGACCAGCCCGTCCTGGTGCCAGGTCGCTCGGCCGACCATGAGGCCAGGGCCAGGCGCGCGCTGCAACTCGAGGCGGCGCTGCGCGCCCCCGAGTTCGCTGCGATCCGCGCCCTGGTCGCGCAGGCCAAAGCTGGCCGCGACTACCGCCGCGCCGTCGCCGGGGAGCTCTTGGCTTGGGGTGTGCGCGCGCGAGGCACCGATTTCAACGCCGAGCTCTACAAGCGGTTGCTGCCCTCGATGGAGCTCGGACAGATCGAGGAACTGACCAAGGAGTTCGAGCGCGATGCCTGGAAGCGCTTCGCGAACGCCCCAGTGGAGGAGCGACCGGACTGGTTGCCATCGCTCGTGGATCGCGTCGGCCGGCAGACGACACCGGGCCTGCTGCCGGGCACACCGACGAAGACCAAGCTGCCCGCCGCGGTGGCCGCCGCGGTCAACGTGGACCTCTTCAAGACCAACCCCTGGTAGTCCGCCCCACCCACCACCACGCCCTAGAAGGAGGCTAACCGACAGATGGCGAACGACCCCCGACTCTCCACGGCCTGGGACGAGCTCGACGCTCACTTCGCGACGATCCTCGGCGACGGCACCATCAACCTGCCGACCCTCGGCGCCGGCGGCTTCGTCCCCTCAACTTCGCTGAAGCTCGCCGTGACGCTCACCAACGTCGGCACCGGCACGCCGCTCGTCGGCCTGGGCGCCTCCGGCAACGAGCTCTACGGCAAGGTCAAGCAGGTCTCGACCGACGGCATGATGTCGGTCCAGGACCGCGGCTACATGACCTTCGCATTCGTGGCGACCAACCCGGCCCCGAACGTCGCGGTTGGTGTCGACGGCACCGGCAAGGTCACGCAGACGGCGGCCAACAAGCAGGCCGTATGCGTCGGCTTTGTGGTCGACCCCGCGACTGGCAACACCGTCTGCCTCGTCAAGAAGAACTAGGCGGCCACCCGGCCAGCCACACAAACCCGAAAGGAGGAAACGACCCGAGTGGCCCCAACCATCACGCAGTTCAAGCCGTCGTTCCAGGAGATCCTCAAGGCCGAGGGAGCCGACTGGCAGATCGTGCGCGAGTGCCGCAACGAGCGCAAGCGCCTGTCGGCCAAGCTCGAGGAAGTCGATCCGAGCGAGCGGTACCCCGACTCGGGCGAGTACTCGTCGCTTGGAAAGCTCGACGCTTTCGAGCGCCAGCTGCACCACTTCAACATCAGGACCAAGCCGGACTTGCGTCTGATGAAGCCCGCCTCGCGGCTCGAGGAGTTCTACAACCCGATCAAGCCTGACGGCACCCGGTTCTTCGCCAGCGACCAGCCGCAGTCCTGGATCCTCTACCCGGAGTTCATCAACCGGCAGATGAGGATCATCCCCCTGCCCGAGGATGTGCTCGGCGACATCGTGGCCCAGGTGACCCCGATCGACACCGACACGTACAAGGCGATCTACCTCAACGACAACATCCAGACGGCGCCCGGGCAGTCACAGCGCCAGCTGCAGAGGGTCGAAGAGGGCGCAGAGATCCCACCGATCACCATCGCCACCTTCGAGAACAACGTCAAGCTGCAGAAGTACGGCGTCGCCCTCAAGGGAACATACGAGACCTACCGCCGCCTGCGCGTCGACCTGTTCTCGCTGTTCCTCGCCCGTATCGCCATGCAGATCAAGCTTGACCTGGCCACCCACGCCATCAACATCCTGCAGAACGGCGACGGCAACGGCAACGCGGCGCCGAACTTCAACGCCTCGTCGCTCGACCCCGCAGCTCCGGCGGGCCCTGGCACCGTCACCGACCTGGTGACCAGCCAGACGTCGACCATCACCAAGGGCCTGACCTACAAGGCCTGGCTCATCTTCCGGGCCTCCCTCTACCCGCTGCACATGACCACCGTAATCGGGCGGCTCAACGAGCTGCTCCAGGTGCTCACCCTGCAGTTCCCCAACGTCGACCCACTCACCCTGCTGGCGTTGCTCCAGCAGCCGGACCAGCGCGTACAGACCGGCAAGCTGTCGATGTCCGTGAACATCTACGGCGTCAATGTCAACCTCGTCTACCACCCTTGGGCTCCGGGCGGCCTACTGGTCGGCCTCGACAAGAGGTTCGGCATCGAGCAGCTGGTCGAGAACAACTCGGCTCTGACAGAAACCGACAAGGACATCCGCTCACAGCTGAACGAGATCGTCGTGAGCCAGGTGATCGGATTCGACAAGTTCCTCGCCCTCGCGAGCTCGACCCTGACCTTCGTCTAAGAGCCGCTCTGCCCAACTGCCGGGTCCGAGGCAGCCCGCACATCCATCCCACTCAGGAGGTTTCCGCATGCCAGGCAAGATCTGGGTCAAAGCGGCCCACCCACGCGCGTCGTTCTACCAGGAGGTCCTCGAGAACAGCGAGGATGGCGGGCCGGCCGAGCTCAAGATCGAGCACGTGCACGCGCCAACCGTTCTGCGTGACGGGCACCCGGACCACAGCAAGCAGATCCCGGTGCCGATGCAGGTGACAGACACCGCGGCGGTGCGGGTCGCCATGCTCGAGAAGCTGCCCGGCACTGACCGGCCGGCGCGCATCGTCGCCTGCGAGCCGGAGGAGGTCGCTGCGCATCTCAAGTCGAAGGGCATCGAGGACGAGGCCAAGCCCGACCGCCTGGCGGCAGCGCGCGCGGCGAAGGCAGCCAAGGCGGCCGCGGCCGCGAAGGAATAGGCCCGATGAGATCCGTCATCGAGCTCGCCCGCCTCAAGGCCCCGCTCGCGCTGCGGGGCTACACCCTCGTCACGGACAAGGGTGGCCTGACCACGGCGGTGCGCCGCATCGCCGGCGGTTCCGGCCCGCGCCAGGCCGTGCCTTACGCCCGGTGGGATCCGATGGTCACCGTCATCCCACCCGCCGCGCTGACGGGCATTGTGGTCGCCTCCATCGCATACTCGAACACCGAGTTCGCGGCCGGCGTGGAGGGCCTGCATGTCCTGGCCTCGGGCGCGGCCACCGCGCTCGTCGACTTCGACTTCGCGTTCGAGCAGCAGCGCATCGACGGGTCGAGCCTGGGCATGACCCTCAAGTCGGTCGAGGTCGTCTACAACGTCGGCGTCGTGGCCCTCTCGGCCGCGCCGACGCTCGCCATCCGGTCGGTCGCCTACCCCGCCGTCGCGGCGGCGGCCGCCGCCCCGGTCGTGACCGCCATCGACGGCGCCTCGACCTCCAGCCCGGCCACGTGGCTCGGCGCGGCCGGCGTCACAGGCGCGGGCCTCGTGGTCACCGCGCAGATCCTCCTCGGCACCCCGTTCCTGATGTCGGTCGACCTGCAGAAGGTGGTCGGCCGCCTGTCGTTTCCGATGGCGAACACGGGCACGGTCGACATCGTCGACGTGTTCTGCCACTACCGCGTCGACATTGCCCCGGCCGGCTAGCTAGGGCGTTTCGGGGATGAGAGAGCAATGTCTTCTGAAGAAAATGCCGCACCCGTGAGCGAGGAGTTCATTCGTCGACTCCTCGCTCGCGCCGGCGTACACGTGACCAAGGTAGTCGTGTCAGGTCACGACCTCGTCATCGCAGGGCGAGTCGAACGGATGCGACCCAAGTCCACACGCGGCGCTGGTTTCCCAGGGAAAGTCGAAGAGCCAGAGACTCGCCTCGACCTCACGCTCAGCGGCAAGGCTCTCGAGGTACCCATCGCAGGTTTGCCACAGCCCGTGCGCATGGATCCGGAGGTGATGGCACGGGTCGCCAGCTCTGCTTCCGTTCCAGCGGGCATTGGCGGAGCTGACCTCCCAGCTGACGTCTTGGCCCTGTGGCGCCAGGCCGGCAGGAGCGCGCCGGCCAACACTGAGACCGCGGCTGGTCTGGCCTACGACCCACTGGACGCCTTCAGGACCTCGTAGGTCGTGCCGCTGGTCGACTGGCTGAATGAGACTCTCACTCTGGTCCCGATTGGCGCCGGGGACACATCGGACCTGCAGGGCGGCTTTACGCGATCGCTTGCGCCTGGTGGTGGATTTCAGGTGCAGGGAAAGATCGAGGCTCGCTCGGGGCAAGGTCGCCGTCTAGTAACCGATGCGGCTGACGTCCCAATATCGACGCACCTCGCGACCCTGCCCCCAGCGATCTATGACGCCGCGGGCGCGGTCACGCGCGACCTGTGGGCGCTGTTCAAGCCCGCTGGATCCGGCGCGGTCGACTGGCACGTGCTCGATACGCAGCAGGGCGACTACATCGTCGTCGCGCCGGCGAGGGCGGCCAAGACCAGGACCGGGATCCACCACATCGAGCTCGAGCTGCAGGTAGTCGGCGGAGGCATGTAGAACTCGTGGCCGACGTCATTGGCCGCAGCGCCGATGGGTCCTTCGAGGTGAAGGTATCGATCGACTGGCGCGCAGCACACGCTCACGGGCTCCTGTTCTTCGACGCGTTCGAGCGGTCGCTCGAGAAGAACTTCCGGCATGTGATGGTCCTGGCGTTGAAGTTCGCCAAGGCCGCCGCGCCGAAAGGCGATCGCAATTTCGCCATCGAGGACCTCGATGAGATCACTCGCGCCGGTGGCTCACGGAACTCACGCCCAGCCAACCCGCGAGGCTTTGCGATTACCACCGACCAGCGCCGTCTCGCCGCAACCGGCCATGGCGGCTATCGGATCCGCAAGGTGCCGGGTGGCACTCTGCGGCGCTTGCTGTCGATGATCGTGATCAAGTCCTCGGTCGAGCTACTTGAGGGTCGCATTGGGGTGCCAGCCGGCTCGCCAGCTGAGAAGTACGCGCGCATCGCCGAGCTCGGCGGAACCATAGCCGCGAAAAAGGCCAAGTACCTACGCTATAGCCCTGACGGCCACACCATCGTCTTTAAGCCAGTGGTGCATCGGTCGCCCCACCCATATCTGCTGCCGACGCTCCTGTACGTGTGGCCACTGGTCAACGAGTGGTTGCCGCAGACGGCATGGGCGGAAGCGACAGCTGAGTTCGGTCTGTGAGCGATATCACGCGGCTTGTGTGGCAGGCGCTCGTTGTCGATTCGACTGACACCAGCACCGGGAACCCGAGCCTTCTAACGCTCGCCAATCGCAGTCCTCAGCGCATTGCTGCAGCTACGGGCACTGGCCCGCCGCGCCCGACCGCGGGACTGTTCAGCGCCACGACCATCGCCGGCGGCGGAGCAGCTGCAGGCCAGGCGGTCGTTCCGGTTGCCTCGAGCGTGAACTACCGCGACCTCATGTGGATCTGGCTTGGCGGAGTCACGCCCGAGGTCATGCAAGTCAAGCGTGGAGGCGTAGCCGCTGGCCAACTGACACTCAGCGCTAACCTCGGCTCGACGCATGCGTCCGGCTCACTTGTAAGTCCGCTGCCGACCATCATTCACGACGTCGAGCCCCGCATCGTCGTTGACACGCCGGATTTCTACTGGTGCGTGGTGGTCGGTCCGGAGCATGAGTTCCCGACTCCGCAGCCGAAGGTTCGACCTCCGGTTCGTCTGTACGAGACATTCCTCATCGTCAAGGTCTACGACTCGTCTCCCTCGAGGAAGCTCGCCGAGGACGTCCGCGATCGCCTCGACTACCTGCTCAACCTGGGGGAGGCGGGCGGCCCGAACCCTTCGAACACGGGGATCAATCCCTCGCCGTTGCTCGGCGTGGCATCGCCTCAGCTGAGGTCGTGGATTGAAAAGATCGAACTTGAGGACGGCGGCGAGCCGCACTTCGACTACTCGTCGCTCACGCTCAGCGTCCCTTTGCACTTCAAGGTCCATTTCTCGAAGGTCTATTCGTAGCCGCCAGTGAGGGTTGTCATTCCGTGGGCACCGGGCCCGCGTGAGTATCACGAGCTAGTCGCTCGAGTTCTGCGCGCCGACGGGCTCGAGCCCGAGCCAGTGCGCCTCGATGACAACCTGGCTTACGGCCGACTGCTGGTCGAGCTCTGGGAGGCTCACGAGACTTTCGTGGTCATCGAGCACGACATCATTCCGTGGCCGTGGGCGGTCGATTCAATGCTGCGTTGCGCGAATCATTGGTGCCGCTACCCCTACCGACAACATGGAGGGTACGCGGCGGGCTTCGGGTGCATGAAGATCGAGGGCTCTCTCGCCGATCAATATCCACGCCTGGTCGCGGAGGTAGCCGCGCGCGACGCGCATCCTTGGCCTGCCGGCGACTGGCGAATCATCGATGTCGTCATCGACATGGAACTGCGGCGACGAGGCGTCGAGCCGCACGAACACCTGCCTGGCGTGGCCCACCTGAGCGCCCGCCTCAAGCCGTACCGACGCACCACCACCTAAGGAGGAGACATGCCGCGACTACTCGCAACCAGGTGGACCCGCTTCCACGTCGGCGGGTCGGCCGAGCACCCGGCGGGCCGGGTCGTCGATTTCCAGGAGCACGCCGACCTCAAGGGGCCGGAAGGCGGCCCCCTGTTCTTCGCGGACATCTCGCAGGAGGAGGCCGACCAGCTCAAGTCGGACGACCACGATGTCATCAAGCCGATGGGCTGGTCGCTCGCGATGACCGACGAGGAGAAGGCCGCCGCAGCGAAGAAGGCACAGAAGGACGCCAAGAACACGGCCGCCACGACCGGCGGAGCGAAGGAGTAGGTAGATGGGAGTCGAGACCGGCCGAAGCATCGCCTTCAGCGTCAAGAACCTCGCCGTCGTTCCGCTGCCCGGCAACCTGGGGGGCCTGAGCGCTGGCGTGCCCATCGCAATCGACACCCCGATGTCGGCCGAGATCAAGATCGACCTCACCCTCGAGGAGATCCGCGGCGGCGCTTACCTGTTCCCGCTCGCGGCCGACATCAAGGAAATGAAGGCCGAGCTCTCGGCCAAGCTGACCGACACTCCGCCGGCCCTCGTCTCGCTCCTGACCGGGGGCTCGTACACAAAGGTCGTTGCGTCCGGCCCTGCGCTGACCTCGGACGGCGTGCAGAACATCCAGGGCACGACCGTCGGCGCGCGGTGCGTGGTCACCACCCCCGGCACGCCGGTCAACGGCGACTACGCCATCGTGGCCACGGCCGTGCAGTCGTACACCGTGTACGACCTCGCGACCGGCAAGGCGGCGGTCGCCGTCACCACGAGCTCAACGGTGGCGACCGTCGACACGGCCTCGGTCACCGGCGTCACCATCACCACCGGCTTTGCGCCGACCGCCTTCGTCGCCAACGACGCGGGCACGTTCAGCGTCGTCAACGTCGGCTCCGGGCAGTCCGGCGTGTCCATTAACGAGACGGTCATCGGCCCCACCGCGTACCCGGTCGTGCCGCCCCAAGCGCGGCTCTACGGCATCGCCACCCGCCGGGCCTCGGTGTTCAAGTTCATCCTCTACTACACCGAGCTCGAGGGCCTCGCCTACCCGATGAAGCAGGGCGGCTACGTGGAATCGGACTTCAAGGCGCGGGTGCTGACGCCGCCGTACAACGCGGCCACGCTGCAGCCGTGGCGCTTCGACCTCGTCGCCTAGCGACTGACCTTCCCTCCTTAGGGCCCGGCCCTCACCCCCGCCGGGCCCTCGTTCGCTCGGGGTCACAGGGAGAAAGAGATGGAAAGCGATTCGACCACTCGCGCCAACGGGAATGGCCATGCGGCCGATCCATACAACCTCGACGAGCTCGAGGAGCTCAACCCCGAACCGGTCAGGTTCACCGTGAAGGGCCGCACCTTGCTCATCAATGAGTTGCCTCACAAGGAGTACGTCGTCGCTCAGAAGCAGATGGCAACCCTGCAGGCAACCGTGCGTGGGCTGCGCGGCGCCGACGACGTCGGCGAGAATTTCGTCGAGCGCCTCGACGTCGACGAGCGTGGGCTGCTCATGCGCCTCTTCGGGCCCTTCAACGAGTGGCTCGCCGAGCTCGACGAGGAGGATCTGCGCAGCCGGCACGCCGAGTGGGACCAGTTGGATCCCAACGCCAGGGGCCCGGAGCCGCGGCGCGAGGTAGGCGTGTTCTTCGCGGGGCTCACTGAGCGGAAGCTTGCCCGCCTTACCGCGACGGCGTTCGAAGTCCAGCAGAGGTTCGTCGAGGCCGAAGAGCGCAGGGCGCGGGAGGCCGGCGTCGACACCACCCCTTTCGAGAGGGCGCTGTCGAGTGGCGGAAGCTCTACGAGCGCCTCAGCCTCCGGTTCCAGCTGAGCCTCGAGGAGATCCGCCGCCTGACCATGAGCGAGTTGTTCTACTACCTCCGCTGCCTGCGTGTAGAGGCCGAAGGATCTGAGGATCCTGACGACCCGACGACGCGCGCAGCGGAGCGTTTTGTGCTTTCTGGGGGTCGCCTCTAGTTGCCAAGCTCGCTGATCGGCGAGGGCTTGCTACGGGTCAATCTCGCGCGGGGCAACCTTGCGGCGAGATTCTCGCAGGAGATGGGCGCACTGCAGAGCGTCGCGGTGGCCGAGAGCGGCAGGTTCGGCAACGTCCTCGCGCAGGGCCTCAAGGTCGCTGCCTTCGGTGCGCTCGCCACTGGCGTGGCGATGGTCGCCGTAGGCGGTATCTCGCTCAAGATGGCGTCCGACTTCCAGCAGTCGATGACGCAACTCGTCACCGGCGCGGGCGAGTCGGAGGCCAACCTCAAACTCGTGAGCTCGGGCATCCTCGCGATGGCCGGGCAGACGGGCGAGAGCGCCCAGCAGCTCGCCGCCGGCATGTACCTGGTCGAGTCAGCTGGCTTTCACGGCGCACAAGGCCTCATGGTCCTGCGGTCGGCCGCTGAGGGAGCGCGGGTGGGCAATGCCGACATGGCCACAGTCGCCGACGCGGTCACCTCAGCGCTGAATGCTTACAGCCAAGGCTCGGGCTCCGCGACTGCGGTGACCTCGATGCTCGTCGAGGCGGTCGCTCAAGGCAAGATGCACATGCAGGACCTCGCCGGTGCTCTCGGCACGGTGCTGCCGACGGCGGCCGCTGCGGGCGTCGGGCTCGACCAGGTCCTCGCTGCCATCTCGACCATGACCTCGCAGGGCGACGCGCCGGCCGACGCTGCCACCCACCTACGCTTCGCCCTCCTCGCGCTTATCGGTCCGACCGGCGCGGCGTCAAAGGAGATGCAGAAGGTTGGCCTGACTGCCGACGAGGTCGCCAAGACCCTCATGACCCAGGGCCTGCCGGCTGCCCTCGCCCTGATCCAGTCACACATCGACAAGACCTTCGGCAAGGGCAGCCCGGCCGCCCTGGCCGCCCTCAAGACCATCGGCGGTGGTGTGCGTGGAATGGCGACCGAGCTCGAGATCGGTGGCAAGCACATGGGTACGTTCAACGAAAACGTCGCCGCGATCTCGGCCGCCGGCCGCGGGGCGGGCAAGGACGTGCAGGGATGGGCCCGGGTGCAGTCCGACCTCAACTTCAAGCTCGACAAGGCGACCGCTGCGGCAGGGGCCGCCGCCATCAAACTCGGCACCAAACTGCTGCCCTACGCTGGGCAACTCCTCGACGCCGTGACGCCCCTCATCCCGGTCGTGGCAGGGTTCGCCTCGGCGCTCATCGACAAGGCGGTGCCGGCGGTCGAGGGCATGGTCAAGTCAGTGCGGTCGGCCGTCGGGTGGGTCGACCAGCACAAGCACGGCCTCGCGCTCGCGGCCACCGTCATCGCGGTGCTGCTGACGCCGGCCATCATCGGGTGGTCGGTCGTGATGAGCACCCGGCTGTATGTCGCCATCCTCAAGACCATCGCAGGAATGCGTGGCCTGGCAACATCGAGCCTAATCAACTACACACGGATCGGCCTGAGCACCGTAGCCGCCATCGCGCACGCGACCGCGATGGGCGTGGTGCGCGTGGCGACCCTGCTGTGGACGGGCGTCCAATGGCTCCTCAACGCGGCCCTGACCGCCAACCCAATCGGCCTCGTCATCGTCGGCATCGCGCTGCTCGTCGCCGGCGTCATATGGGCCTACAAGAACGTCGGGTGGTTCCACTCCGGCGTCGACAAACTGTGGGGCTTCCTTAAGCGGTTCACGCCATGGCTGACCGATTTCCTCATCGCGGCATGGAACGACCTCACGGCGGCGGTATCGTGGGCCTGGGACGGGTTCAAGAAACTCGGGGGGTGGCTCGAGGACACCTTCGGCCCCATCCTCAAGGCAATCGGCGACGGGTTGTCGAAGGTAGGCGGCTTCCTGGACTTCATCAACCCCTTCGCTAGGCATTCCCCCTCCCTCGTCGACCAGGTCCGCGAAGGCACCCGACTGATCGCCGCCCACTACGGTGGGATGGCGGACGCCATCGAGGATCACGCCCGACGCGGGCAGCTCGCGCTCGTCGCGTTGACCGGGGTCGCGCCCGCCGCTGGCGGTGGCGGGCTGGCAGGGGGTGGCGCGGGCTCGCTCAAGACGGTGCTCACCGATGCGTTTCGCGAAGCCCTCAGGCCGACCGGCACCGGCGCGGTGGCCGGGGCGGGCAAGCAGGAGTTCAACTTCTACGGCGACGTGAAGCCCGACCAGGGCATCGCGCTCGGGCGCGACATCGGCTGGCAGCTCAAGGGGTCGCCGAGATGAGGCGATGGCGGGCATAGTCCCCATCAGCGGCTCGTACAACGGCCTGACGTTCGGACAGGGCACAGCCATGCCCGTCGTCAAACTCGAGGGCTGGGACGACCTGCCGAACATCCTCGACACCGACGTGAAGCGTGCGCAGGACCAGGGAGCCTACGCCGGGCTCGACCTCGGCGACGAGTGGCACGGCACCCTCGACCTGGCGCTGCTCGGGGCGTGGTCGGGCACGCAGGACTTCGCCGCATTCCTCGCCCTCTACGACCAGGTCATCGGCGCGACCACGGTGCAGGGTGCCTTTGAGTCGGCCCTCGTCATCAACGACGGGGTGCGCAACCGGCAGCGGCTCGCGCGGCCGCGCCGGCGCAAACTGCTCACCCCCTACGAGATGCAGCGCCGCAACGGGGTCGTCTCGATCGAGTTCTGCGCCACCGACCCCCGCAAGTACGACGCCGCGCAGTCGAATGGCTCGAGCGGGCCGGGCACCGGCGGCACCGGCTTCACGTTCCCGTTCACGTTTCCGTTCACGTTCGGGGCCGGCGCGACCGGCAACACCTTCGTCGCGACCAACGCCGGAAGTTTTTCGACGAACCCCGTGGCGACCATCTCTGGCGGCGCGATCACCAACCCGAGCATTCAGAACGTGACCGCCGGGTTGACGATGCTCGTCAACATCACTCTGATGGCGACCGACACCCTCGTCATCGACTTCGGTGCCCGCACCATCGTGCTCAACGGAACCGCCTCGAGGCGCAGTCTCATGGACCCGAGCTCGAGGTGGTGGTCGCTCGCGCCGGGCGCCAACACGATCAAGTTCCTCGGCACGCCGGGGGCCGGCAACCCGCTGCTCACCCTGACATGGAGGTCCGCATGGCTGTGACCGACACCGACCCGGTGGAGGCCCTGCTCGGTCACGTCATCGTGCTCGATCGCATGGCCCACCCCCACCGCGTCTACCACGAGCACTCGCTCGGGCCCGACAAGAGCGTGGCCGAGGCGCGGGAGCCCACCGACCTGGCCAAGCGAACCTACAAGACACTGCTGCGCGATGCGCACCACCTGGGCGGCGACCTGTTCGTGGAGGTGGCCTTCGCCTGCGAGTGTGGCGAGCGCCTCGAGCAGGGACCCCCGGTCACCGCCTGGGCAAGCCACGTCGCGCGGGCCTGCGGGCTGGATGCGGCGGTCCTGGGGCGCCATGCGGTCGCACACCTCCGCGGCGGCCCGGCCACGGCCATGTGCGCCTGCGACAGGAAGTTCAGGGCGGTGGTCGATCCAGATGACCCGGCCGAGGCCCTTCGCAAGTGGGCCGGGCACGTGGCGGGGCTCGCCTGATGGCCGCCATCGCCATCGCTGCCTACCTCGAGAACGGCGGCCTCAGCTACACCGCCGACATCCTGCGCCGGGCCACCAAGGCGCTGCGCCTGACCCAAGGTGTCGTCGCCGCCGGCGACATGGCGGTGGCGCAGAACGGCACGCCGAACATGAGCGTCAACGTGGCGGCGGGGCAAGCCGTGGTCGACGGCACGCAACTCGCGGCCACCCAGGGAACCTACGTCGGCACCAACGACGCCACCGCCAACCTCGCGATCGCTGCCTCCGACCCGACCAACCCGCGCATCGACATCGTGGTCGCGCAGTTCGAGGACTCGGTCTACTCAGGCGCGGCCAATGACTTCAAGCTCGCCGTGGTCACGGGTGCCCCGGCCCCCTCCCCGGCCGCGCCGGCCACGCCCGCCAACGCCATCGTGCTCGCCCAGGTCAGGGTCAACGCGACCGTGACGAGCATCACCAACTCGAACATCACCGACCTCCGCACGTTCGTCACGCAGGCGGTGTTCCCGGGTGTCACCGGCTTCACCGTCTGGGACTCCACGGCGACCTTCAGGAACCTGCAAATCGCCGATGGCGGCACGCTGCAGACGCGCGGGCCCATCAACATCCCGCCCTCGATCAGCGGCGCGATTGCCGCTACCAGTTACGGCACGGTGCCGGTCAAGATCGGGGAGGTGGTCACGGCAGCCGCCGCCGCGAGCGTGAGTTTCACGAGCATCCCCGCTGGCTTTCGCGACCTCATCGAGAAATACACCGCGCGCAGCAACTCGGCCGGCACGTCGCTGGACTTCCTGAACATGCAACTGAACGGGGTCGCCACCGCCACCTACTACTACGAGGACCTCGATGTCCACGGGACCACGACCACCGCGCCCAACGAGGCCCTCGCGCAAACGGCGGCCGCCGTCGGCGTGGTCGTCCAGGGCGGCGCGGAGGCGAACGCGGTTTCGCGCGGGGTAATCAACATCCCGAGTTACGGCGACGCTTTCCTCAAGGGGTGGACCTACGAGTGCGAGGCGAGGTACAACACCACCACCGGAACCGTGGGGATGCGCCGCGGGGCGGGGACGTGGGACGGCACCGCCGCCGTCACGCAAACGACCATCATTCCCGGCGCGAGCACGTTTGTCTCCGGCCTCGTATTCACGCTGCAGGGGGTGCCCTGAGTGGCCTTCACCCTTCACCCGCAGCCCCATCACATCAAGCACCCCGAGCATGGCTGGCTCGACCACTCCCACCTCGAGGTGCTGCCCGAGACGGCCGGGCGACACGATCACGACACCTTCGTCGGCGGGCCGGCCCAGGTCGAGCATCCGCACCACATCGAGGCTGACGTGTCGACGCAACTCGAGGGGTACACACGCCTGAGCCCCGAGGAGGTCGCCGCGCTCGAGGCCGAGGCGAAGCGATACGCGGCGTTCGAGGCCAAGCGTCGAAAGATGGTCGAGGCCGATCACGAGCTCATCCGGGCGGCGGCCAAGGACGACCCGCGCTTCGCAGCCATCGCCCGCCACATCGGCATCCCGCTCGAGTAGGTGGCCCGCTACACCTACCTCGCGGCCGACCTCAGGACCAACGCGATCCTCGCCGAGATTCCGGCATACGAGGTGGATTTCACCACCCGCCTTGACGACATTGGTTCACTGCGGGGCAAGGTGCTGCTCACCGACCCGGCCGCGAACAAGGTGGCGAACTATCTGCAGGGAGCCACGCTGCCGGGGCGCACGGCGCTCTACGTCGACCGCGACGGGGTGCTCGTGTGGGGCGGCATCATTTGGACCCGCCGCTACAAGGCGTCCGCGCGCACGCTCGAGTTGCAGGCGATGGACTTCCTGAGTTACCTCGATCACCGCTACCTGACGGCGAGCCTGGCGCAGGTCTCGGGGGCGGCGGCCTATGACCAGGTCGTCATCGTTCAGGCCCTCGTCAACTGGCTGCAGGGCATCGGCGGCGGCAACATCGGCATCACCGTGCCCGTCATCCCCATGTCCGGCGTCACGCGCACGATCACGTACAACCCCTACGAATACAAGCTCATCGGCGACGCCGTGCGCGAGATCGCGGCGCTGGACCAGGGCCTCGATATCGCCATCGACGTCTCCTACGTCGGCGGCGTGCCAACCAAGACGCTCACGCTCAGTTACCCGCGGCGCGGTGCGGTGCAGACCTCGAGTGGGTGGGTGTTCGAGCACGAGGTTTCGGGCTGGTTCGTGAACCCGGCGGGCATCGCCGCCCCGGACATCACGGGCAACATCTCCGACTACGACTGGCCGGAGGACGCGACCGTGCAGGGCGTCACCGTCTACGACATCGGCGCGGGCTCGGGCTCGGCGACCCTGCAGTCGCAATACTCGACGCCAGGACTCATCGACGCCGGCTATCCGCTGCTCGAGCGCGTGTTCTCCTACCGGGACGCCAAGACGCAGGCCGAGCTGAACGCCCACGCGACCGCCGACGGCAAGGCCCTCGCCAACCCGGTCGCCCTGCCTGTGCTCGAAGTGCGGCCCGACCTCGACCCGGTGCTCGGCACATACACCGTCGGCGACGACGCGCGAGTACGCATCCTCGACTTCCGGTTCAACTCCGGCGTCGATGCGAGGAACAACCCCGTTGGGCCTGGCATTGACACCTTCTACCGCATTCTCGAGGTCAACGTGAGGGCGGGTTACGACCAGCCCGAGAAGGTCCTGCTGACGATGGGGCCGACGCCGCTCTGATGGGCCGCATCCTGCGCCCCGACGAGCTCGGCCGCAACTTCGGCGACTTCGACCGGCGGCTGCAGAAACTCGAGCGCGCGCCGTTGCTCAACGTGTATCCACTCATCTCGACGCCTGGCAACTCGGCCAATCAGAATCAGACGCTTCCGGGGGCCGGCAACATGGACGGGGTCAGCCAGTACGACGTGACCATGCTCACGCCCTGCCGGTTCACCCTGAGCGCGCCTCAGGTGGTCATCTGGCGGTCCTACGTGACGCTCAAACTCTCCGCCCCGGGCGGTGGAAACTTCGCCTACCTTCGGACTGCCGTGAGCCTTTCCCCGTGGAACAACGCGGCCATCATCTTCTACAGCGGGACCCAGTTGTTCGACAAGGGCGTGAACGCCTACATCAACTCTGTGCAAGAGTTCGTCATCGCCTACACGCAGATTCAGGGCGCCGGTGGGCCGGGGGCCCCGGCGCTCGGGCTCACCCAGGGCTCGCCGACCTTCGGTCCCCTGCCCGCTGGGACCTACGAGGTGCGTCAGCAAATCACCGGCGACGCGGGGCTGCAGGCGGCCTATTACCAGGGCAACATCGACGTGTACGCGCCGGGAGGTTGAGGGTTGGCGACCATCACTGTCAGGTTCAAGGCCGCCTCGCTTGACATCGACCCGACCACGAAGGCAATCAGTGGGCTGCACGTGGAGTATGACCTCACGGTGGCGGGCGTGACCACACCGGGCGTGTGGAGCGGCCAACCAGGCCCGGAACTCGCCGACGACTTGTGGGCCCTGCTGCGGCGCTACCTTGCGGCCGTTGTCGGCGCGGCTGGCGTCACGCCGCCGCCCCCGCCGCTGCCTATGGGGCCTTGAACCAGGCCCCAGGCGTGATGACCGGGTCGCCTATGCGGTAGATGCGGCCCTGCGGCGTGTCGATGTAGCCGGTGACGGTCACCGCGCCAGGCCCGAACGGCTTGCCCCCGCTCAAGGTACACGTCGGATACACGACCGAGTTGGCGGGCACGCTGACAACCTGTGCCGCGTAGACGAATGCGTGTCCGCAGTAGGTGGGGGTCGGTGGCGGCGGTGCCGGGGCGGGCGCAGGTCGCGGCGCTGGCGGTGGCGTGGTCGCCGTGTTCGGGTTTGGCACCCCGTTCGGGTCAGGCAGCGGTGACGCGTCAGGCGTCGAGCTCGCGGTCACGTCGCCGCCGGTCGCGAGGACGCCCGGCGACGGTGAGCCCAAGACGCCCGCCGACTGGATGTGCACCGGTCCGCTCGGGCCTTGGTGCAAGAAGGCTGCGACGCCCAGGCTGGCCACGCTTGCCGCCACGATCACACCGACGAGTGCTGTTCGCAAGGTCACTTTCACTTGACAGCCGACTCTACCACTGAATTAACGCCGCAGCACAAAACCCAACGCAGGAGGTTGGACGCCAATGACCTTAAGCACCGCCAACGGCTGGTCGCAGGTCGATGGACGATGGTCGACGACCCTGCTCGGTTTCGGTCCGGACACGATCGGGCCCAGCCCGACTAGCAAATACGGCGCCGGCTGCTACCTGGTGAGCGACGCGGACGTCCTCACGTGGATGGGGCACTCGATCACTCCAGCTGAGCTGAACGACCTCTACAAGGCCAACGGGATCTATGTCTCGGGCGACCTGCTGCCGGATACCGCTCTCCACCTGGCATTCCCGAACCTCATCGATCTGGTCAGCACTTACGCACCGGCCGGCGCCGCCGACCTCCGGACCGCCGACAACAATGGACCCGACTACGTCCTTCTATTCATCCGCTTCCCCAACGGGCTCGTGACCGACAGCCCGCACTTCCTACCCGTGTGGAACTACACGGCTGGCCAGCCAGCCTCGTCCTTAATTGTGTGTGACTCGTATGACGGGGTGGTCAAGCGGCTGAACCTGTATGGGGATCCGGCCACCATCATCTGCAAGGTCCTGCGGTTCAGGCCGATAGTGCAACCGTCGGCCCCCGCGACCCAGCCACCGGTTGTAGTGATCCCACCGGTGGTCAAACCTCCCGTTACCCCACCAACTGTCCCGCCGGCGGCCCCGACATACACGGTGCAGGACGCGCTCGGCACCGTCATGGCCTCGCTTTTGACCGACCTGCACGTAGCCGAGGTCCGAGCTGACATGTGGGCCCAGGCGCGCCCCGGCATGATATTCAACGTCGTCGCCGACGCGGACCCGAGCAAGCCGGTCTACTCGCAAACGAACGTGATCCCCCACGTCGACGATCCCGTGCCAGGATCCGGTCCGCAGCAAGGCTCAGGCTGCATCGTCCCGTGGTGGCCGTATCGGTGAGCGAGCGAACCTACACCGACGAGGAGCTCGAGGAACTCTTCAACCAGCGTCTCAAGCAGCGCAAGGACCTGATCACAGAGGCTGTCGGCGCGCTCCGGCCAGAGCTCGAGGGAATGCGCAAGGAGATCTCGAGCGCGAACCACGTCAAACGGACGCTTGGTCGCCAGCTGACCGCTCTCTCCCGCCTTGTGCAGCAGACCAACGCCGAACTCGGTCGCCACGTCGTGTTGACCGCTCATCCGGGTACCGCTGACGCCATCGCCCGTATGGAGGACGCCCTGGACAAGGGGGAGGCTCTAACGGAAGAGTTCGGCGTTGAGCAGCTCAGCCTCGAGCAGAAGCAGGCGCTCCCGGGAATGCTAAAGGACTACCTCTACGATCAGGTCGAACGGAAGAAGCTCGACCGGAGAGATTCGCGGCGGCGAGCGTGGTTCCAAGTCGCATCTGCGTTCGCTGGTTCCGTGGCCGGGGCGATCGCCGCCACCCTCGCCATCCTCACTTACCTCGCGAAAACTGGAGGGCACCATCCATGAGCGACGCCGAAGCGGTTGCAGCACACGATGGACCGCAGACTCACCACTACGTCATTCATTTCCCAGAACATCCGGCCCGGACGTCGGACCCGCACTACAAGGACTTCAACCACCTCCACGAGGCCTGGAAGAAGGATCCCGACAAATGGCAGTGCGCTGTGGGCAAGCACCGTGGCGACTTCAGCGAATGCGATCTGACGAAGCCGCTCGAGCTCCATCACTCGCATGTCGAATTCAGCCTCCAGAACGGGGTCGACCTGAAATGGCTCGAGGCGGACTACCCCGGCATCAGCAATCCGGATGAGGTCGGCGCCTGGGTCGAGTCCGGGGCCAATCTCGAGGTCCTCTGTGTGTTTCACCATCGTGGGCCCGGCGGCAAGCACACAGCCGCGTTCGCTGACTTCGAAGCGGAGCAGTACGTCCGCGGCCTGATCAGCAAGTAGCCCGGGCAGCCTCAGCCGGCCGCTACCCGTAGCTCCAATCCTCTCGCCGGCATTTCCAAAGGAGGTCCCTGTGACCTGGCTCCTGTTCCGTCTCTTCCGTGTGCCTGCAGTCCTCGTCCTCGTGCTCCTGGTCCTGTGGCTTGCGCTGACAGCGTCGACGGGCTCGAGCGTGCAGCTCGCGAATGCGATCGCGACAGTCGTGATCTTGCTGTCACCGCTTGCTCTCAAGCAGGTGAAGCTCGACGGTCCGACCATGACGGCTGTTGCCTACTTGGTTGCGTTCCTTATCGCCGCACTTGCCGGCTACGCCAGTGGCGAGTACCACCCTGACTTTTCGTCGGTGCCCGCGCTGTTGGCGTCGTCGACCTTGCTATTCGGCGTTCAGCAACTCGTCTTCTCGCTGCTCAAGGACAACGCGTCAATCGGACCTCTGCTTAAGTAGCGTCTCTTCCTCCCCCCAGCCGGGCCCGGGCCGAAAGGCCCGGGCCTCTTTGGTTTCCGTGGGAAATTTCAGCGCTTCGGCGCTTCGAGGCCCCTCTCAGGGCAGCTCGGCTGGATCTTCACCTCCAGAGCCGGCGGAACAGCGAGCGCGCAAGCGCGCGGCCGACGACCTTGTTCTTGACTCGTCGAGCCATGCGTTTCGGGTTGCCGGATCCAACAGCTGATAGGTCGCGGCTCACTCGCGCCGCCTTGAAGAAAATGCTACTGAGCTTCATCTGTGCTTGGCCGCCTTCTGCTTGCTGCGCAAGGTAGCAGTGATGCCCGCGCCACCGACCTGGGAGCCCAAGGTCTTGATCCGCGCCCTGACGAACTGGCGTCCTTCGAGGTAACGGACAATCGCAGGTCTGGACCACAGGCGACCCGATCGGAGCTCGAGCACCGCGGCAGGAAACCCCTTGTTCGCGGTCATCTGAAAGACACGCTGCCGAGTCGTGCCGGCGAGCTCGGCGATCTCTGCGAGTCCAACAAGGTCGGGGAGGTTTGAGACCTCGAGCTCGCGCGCCTGGCGCTCTTCGGAAAGGATCTCAGCCTTCTCGATTTTGACCTGGCCGACCACAACGCCCGCGAGGGTCTCGTACACGAAGTCGTAAGCCTCCATCGGACTGTGTGCGTCGACGGTGGCTGCAGTAGAAAGCAGGCCATCGCCGAAGCTCACAACCGCGTGGAGGTCTGCCAGCTGCTCGCTGAGCTTCTCCGGATCCACTGGCTTCGCGGGGCGGCCTTCGATGAGGACGCTCCAACCCGTCACTTCCGAATCCTTCCGGCCCACGGCCAGATCAGCCCCGCACGCCGTAGCTTGGCGACCAGGTTCTTGATCGCACGCTGGTCAGACGGAGTGCCCGAGAAGAACTCGGCTCGAAACCGCTTGTCCGGAGGCGTGTACTTCCAATGCCCCTTGCTCGTCCGCTCAACACCAAAGCCTTGTTCCTCTGCTGCACGATTGACATCCCTTAGGTCCATTCTGACTGATCTCCTTTACACTGTCACTATACAGCGTATCAGATACTTTGTCAAGGGTACTAGGCACAAGAACGCGGGACAATGTGCGTTAGATCAAGGCGAGGGGCGGGAGAGATTTGAACTCTCGGTGATCCGCGGTGCCACCACGGACGCCTTACCGGACTTGGCTACCGCCCCGCGGACGCCATGTGCCCCAGATTCTACTTCGACCTAGGCGTGGACGGCCACCTTCTTTACTATTGTGAAGGGGCAACCTGGGGCGGTCCGGTCCCCTTGGGCCACAATGGGTAGGGTGGCGAGTTATAGCCGGGCTATCACCTCGAGGCCCCAGCGCTTGGGTGCGATCGGACCATTGCAACTACCTATGGTGGCTCGCGGTCTTGATAATGCTGGTGTCGGGGTTCTATACTCGACCTCGCCACCACGGAGCGCCGAGAGTCGGGACTCAAGGTGACCAACTTAAGAGGCGCCCCGAGCCGTAGGGGGGCGCCTCTTCTGTTTCTGTGGGCAACGCCACCCGACCGAAAAACTGAGCTCAGCGTGCAGTTATTACCGGTAATAAACCCCGCCCAGCCTGTTTCTAGATAGAAGAAACCTAGATTTCGTCCTGTTCCTCGAGCACCAGCATCGTCGACGCGTGGCGATCCTTCAGGGCAGGGTGGGAGTAGTTGTTGACGAGGATCGTGATCGAGACCCCTGTCTCCGCCACGATGTCAGCTGCCGGCTGGTGTCGGGCCATCCGCAGCGTGATATTGCTGTGGCGAAGAAGGTGGGGATAGACGCGATCCTCCCAGCCAAGGCGTGCTGCCGCGTTCTTCACCAGCTGGTAAACGCCACTCTTCGTCAGCGGCTCGTGGATCCGCGAACGAGCATTGCGAGCATGAGCGACGAAGACCTGAGTCGTCGTTGCGTCCCGCGGGCGCTCGTGGCTGGTGTACGTGCGCAGCCGGCTGCGGACTTCGGGCGAGATGGACGGCATACGCTCGCCTGTCTTGCCGCGGACGCGGATGACGTCCTTGGCATCCCGCTCGAGGACGTCGGTGAGCCGCATCGTCACCAGCTCGCTTTCTCGCATGCCGGTGTCGGCCAGGATCCGGATGATAAGTTGATCGCGCGATGACGGACAAACACGCTCGAGCTTGCGCATCTCTCGAAGCGTGAGCACGTCGCGCTCGACCTTCCGGAGTATCGGCATCGGCGCCGTGGGACCGGCTTTGCGGGTCCAGTTGAGGAAGGTGTTGATCCCTTTCAGGTAGGACCGCACGCTCGCCGGCGCCAGCTTCCTCTCGCGCAGCTCTGTGGTTAGTTGGTCGAGGCGCTCCTGGTCGAGCGTCGCGAGGCGAGTGATCGACCACCGCTCACAGAAAGGAACCAGCAGTTTGCGCAGCGGCCAACCATAGGCCCACTTCACCGTCTTCGGCGATAGCGTGGCTTGCCGGCTCTCGAGGAAGGCCTCGACGAGTTCGGAAATCGGCATGTCCGAGAGAACCTTTGGCTCGAAAGGCGCTCTCCGGGAGCGCCTGACCTCCAATTCTGTCCGCTGACTGGGCGTCAAATTGACGCGCCCTTTCGAAGCCTGTCGCATCCGCTTTCCGAATACGAATAACGCTCAATTTGCGGAGAACTGGTACCCGCTGCAAGACTCGAACTCGCAACCTCCTGATCCGAAGTCAGGCGCTCTATCCATTGAGCTAAGCGGGCGCCATCTCATCCTAATTCCAGGGTTGCAAATAGGCCGGGTTCA